GAGGGTTCTCTTTTGGCTGAACCTGATATTGAACCTGGGCAACGAAACGATAATGGGTACATGTATGTTAAAAGCCCTAAGTGGAAACAAGGCGCTCGCCGACGTAGCATGAATGGGGCTTATAATAGAGAATCGGCAGGTTCGTCTCGCCGGGCACTATTTAAAGGGTACGGCGAAATGAGTTCCCTCGCCAATGGAATTCATAGCGAAGGGCAACAAACAGAAGAAGAACTATTGTTTGAAACTCAGTATGACATCAAACAGTTAATAAAACAATTGGAAACTAAAAATGAAGGTCAAGCATAATAAAAAACGAAACACAGCTTTTCTCTATGAAACTCTTCTTAGGGAGTTGACTAAGGCAGTGGTTGAGCAAGATAAAGTTCGCAGCCAAAAGGTCAAGAACATCCTTAAAGAGCATTTTCGTTCAGGGATGGTCTTGTTTAGTGAGTTGGGTTGCTTCAACGCTTTATCTGATAAGTCTAATCTTGATCAATATACTGCTGAGAAGATGGTTTTTCGTGCCAAGAAAGAATATGCTGACCTTGACCAGCAGGATATTTTTAAAGAACAATCAGCCGTAATCAAAAAGGTGAACAGTGACCTTGGCAAAGAGGTGTTCAACAACTTCGTGCCTAACTATAAATCCTATGCGACTCTTGCTCAGATTTTTGGTAACAAAGTGTCTGTCAAAAATAAAGTATTGATGGAACAAAAGGTTATCGAGACTTTAACTTCAGCCCCCGAAGAGGAAGAGAGGCTTCAGCCTGTGGATAGTCTTGTAGTTAAATCTTTTACTGATCGGTTTAATAATACCTACGGGGAGCTTCTTCCCGAGCAAAAGGAGTTGCTTACTAAATTTATCACATCTTTTGACGAAAGTGAAGCAGATTTTAAAATCTTTGCGGGTAAAGAATTGACACGCATTCAGGAAAGCGTACAGTCCTCATTAGGACTTGGCGATGTTCGTGATGATGAAGAGATGGTAAAAAGCACTAAGAAGGTTTTGGACCAATTGAAAGAATTCAACGTAGGTAGTTTGACAGAACGTCAGATCTTAAAGATCCTAAAACTCCAACAATTAGTACGAGAATACGAATCAGATGCCAATAACGATTAAGATAGGAGATGCCTCCACAGAGGAGAAGAAGCCTATTCAGGCTTCAGTGTCTCTACAAATTAAAAAAACCCTAGACGGCAACCTCTTGATTAATGATCATCAATATTTAGATATTGTTATCAATCCTAAGGAGTCTAAGGTTATTACTCTTCCCAAGCCTAATGTCGAAAGGGATGTGTACGATTACCAAAAAGATTTAATGTACGATCTTTTTAAGGGCGGTGTTATTAATGCCGACGCACCACGAGGTGGTCCTATCTTTGGCATGGTCGAAGCTACATACCCTACGGAAGCTGATGTCGATCCCGTCCAGGCTGTCTTGTATAGGATTAGCGAATATCTTAAAGGTGTAGTGGATAGTGAAAAAACAGCAGAAGATTATGATGAGAATATAGAAGATAGATTTACAGATCCAAACGCAAAGGATTCTACAGCATATGGAGAGATTCCTCCTTACCAGGACACTCCTGAAGGTCGAGCAGATTCTGCTGACCCCACTTATACATTTGCGGGATACGGCTATTACTACTAATGTCGTTTGTATATTTTGTTCTGTGTTCTTACGGACTCACGCAAATTTTAGCTTTTGCTAAAATATTTGATTCTATACGCCCCAAGCACCATTTTTTCCACTGTCCGATGTGTATCGGCTTTTGGGTTGGTGTTTTCTTAATGATCCTAAACCCATATACCGAACTATTTACCTTTGGTGTTAGTTTGGTGAACGCTCTGCTATTGGGATCGCTTTCATCGGCTACATCATATGTGTTATGTATGGTAATATCGGATGGAGGTATTCAACTTGAACACCGAACAAAAGGGAGCTTGGACGCAAAAGTGGATGTTACGCCCCGTAACAAACTGCTGTCGTGGTAGTTGTACCGTGCGGGTAACGCCCGCACTCAAAGGAGATAATAATGAATAAGAAATATGTACTACAAGAATTTATGAACCTGGATTATAGTGACGATCTTCTCACTGAGGAAGAGCGTGAGGGCAATCGCACCGGCACTCATCTTATTGTAGCTGGGAAAATCCAAGCTGCTGACGCAAAGAATGGCAATGGTCGTGTTTATCCTCGACCAATTCTTGAGCGAGAGATGAAAAACTATTCGAAACTTGTTCGAGAAGGTCGAGCCATTGGGGAACTAGATCATCCCGACACTTCTGTTGTAGAACTTAAAAATGCTAGCCATGTCATCACCGAGGTGTGGTGGAAAGGCGACGATGTGATGGGCAAGATGAAGATTCTCAACACCCCCGCCGGACAGATTGCTAAGCAATTAGTTGAGGGTGGGGTTCAACTAGGGATCTCAAGCCGAGGTCTTGGCTCTACTCGTCAGCAGGGTGGAGTTACTATGGTTGAGGATGACTTTCAACTACTATGCTTTGATCTGGTTTCGGAGCCAAGTACAACTGGTGCTTTTTTGGTAGCAGAGAGTAAAATTAAAACACATTTAACTAAAGCAGATCGTATTAATCGTGTCCTAAATGATATTTTGGGCGACGAGTAAAGAAAGAGGTTATAATGAAGAAGACAGAACTTAAAAATATTATCAAAGAGTGTGTAAGAGAAGTCATTTTTGAAGACGGGATGCTTTCTGGCATCGTCTCAGAAGTTGTACAAGGTATCGGGACCACCTCCTTGGTCCAAGAGACTGTACAACCAAGACGACAAGGACCCTCAGTTGCTCAGCAGCAGCTTGCTGAGACAAAAAAGCAAATGCTTAATGCTGTGGGTAAAGGCTCTTATGAAGAGGTTAAGAAGAAATTTGAAAACCCTGAACTTTTTGAAGGCACACAGCCAATTCGAGAATCTAAGGGTCAGGGAGCCTTATCGGGCATCTCTCCTAACGACCCTGGCATAGACATATCAAATATTCCCGGCTTTGGAAGCTGGTCAAATGTCGCATCGACGACAAGAAAGTGAAAAATGAGAAATAGAAGAAATAAAGTAATCGAACCATGTGTTACCGTAAGAGCAGAGGATAATAACGGCGATCCAGAAAGAATGATCCGCCGCTTCCGCAAGATGGTTAAGATGGAGGGGATCATTGAAGAGCAGCGCAACCGCCGCTACTTTAAACCCGACAGCGAAAAGCGCAGGGAACAAAAAGAAGAAAGACAAAGATTGATCAACAAGGTGAATAGACGTAGAACAGAACTACTTAAGCCTAGGGATCGTTACAAAAAGAGGAGGTCGTAATAAATGGCTGACCAAACAAATTATTTTAAGCATCAGTTCTCAGGATTGGGTAGTTCTGGGGCATATCAAGTCTCTGGGTACCCCTATATTACAGGCTCAATTTCTCTAGCTAATAGCGGAGAAGATCATATTCGCTTTCCAGGGGTAACTAAGTCTGTTACTATCATTAATAGGCCTTCTGGTTCTGGAGATGCCCCTGATATTCGAGTTCACTTTGCTTCTATAACGGATAGTGGTGTGGTTAACGGTCGTCACTTTATTACATTAACATCTAATAAAGATAGCATGACAATGAATGTTAAGTGTACTGACCTTTTTATATCACGTGATGATGCTACAGCAGGCAATGCTGCTTATACAGTGTTCGCTGAAATCACAGGGATCCAAAAAGAGCAAATGTTCCCACTTACAGGTTCAGGGATCACCGAACAATAACAGGAGAATAGTCAAATGGGCGGATTTAAACCATCAAGAGCCGACATCGCAGGTGCTACAACAGTAGGATCAGTTCAAACAGACCTACATCAGTTTACTGGCTCAGTAGATATTACTGGCTCTCTAAAGCTTAATGGTTCGTCTGTTACCGGCGGCGGCGGTGGTGGTGGCGCTGTTGCCAACTACACCAACTCAGGCAACAACAGGGTGATAACCTCTGTTGATTCTGACACTATTAATGGCGAAGCCAATCTCACTTTTGATGGTACTAAGATGGGTGTTGGATCAAATCACACCCCCACAGCAGTATTACACGTCTCATCTTCGACCACTACTCTGCCACTGTTTCGAGTTGATCAGCACGATCAGGCCGGCTCAAAGCCCATCGTTTTTGTGACTGGCAGCGGTCTTGTCGGCATTGGAACCGATGCCCCACGAACCGATAGTGCTGATACGAACCGAGTTCACATTTTAGGTGAAAGTGGTACCGACCAAGCTCAAAACCCTGTAGATAATACTGTTTTGATGCTTGAAAATAATTCTCATGCTGCTGTACAGTTCATGACGCCAAATAACTCAGCGGGAATAATTGCCTGGGGTAGTCCTAGCCTCCCCCGTCAGGCAAACCTTTACTACGGTATAAGCGGCAACCGATACCACTTTGAAGGTCCGGGCTTCGGTTCCGCAAATGTAATGACGATACATGCAGCAGGCAATTCAGTAAATATTGGTCAGTCGCAGGCAGCACACATGCAATCAAGCACCGCCTGTCTCGCCATTTCCTCCTCAACTGGCGGAACAGACATAGGCGGACCAGTATTATTTAAAATTGACCACGGCGATCAACCCGGCGCACAACCAATTATGCTTGTCACAGGCTCAGGACGAGTTGGTATCGGCGTCGCCGACCCAGACACAACCCTGGAGGTCCTCAGTACAACAACTCAACAAAAACTATCATATGACGAGTCCAACGCAGCTTCGTTTACAGTGAATAGTAGCGGGGATTTGACCGTTGCAACTACTAGAGACATAATTCTTGACCCAGCCGGCGGCGATGTTTTCTTCGAGCGAGCAGGAAACAGATTAAGAGTTGAAATGTCAACTGGGACAACATTTTTCCAGAATGAAGTATCCGGAGGCAATATAGGCTTTAAGTTAAACGCTGCCGGCACCAGTGGTATTCCAGAAGTATTCAGGGTTGATGGCTCGGGTGTAGGCGCTCTATTGGTATCAGGCACCGTTGGGACTTATCCCGGCGGTGATGCTGCTATTAATTTTAGAGACACAGCAAATTCAATCAATTCACCAGGCTCTAACCGCCTTACAATAACTGCGCCAACCTTAGAGGTGACTGGCAGTACAGTAATGTCGGGAGCTTTTGGTAATACTGCGGTCCAGACGCTCAATGTAGCTTCCGCTTCTGTGGATGTAACTACAGGGAACACAATTATAGATGCTACTAGTCTGGCTAATAATAAACTATATGCATTCGGCATTCGAGATGGTTTATTTACGGGGCAACAGAAAAATATTGTCTTTAAGGTAACTTTCGGCGGAGCGCCTGGTAATACAAACGGTGTTGAGTTGACAGGTTCCAACATTGCTTCACCCTTCCCAGGCGCAAGCACTGGGGTACTCTCTCTGAGTGGTTCTGACGCCGGCGGCGGTGGAGGCTTCCAGCAGATTCCGGTGGCTACAACTCAGTTGCTGTGGGATGGGGCTGATTGGCAAGTCCTTGCTGCGACAAATATTCAGTACGGTGCTCGATAACCTAGACGAGTGTTGTCTCGTTTATAATTATTTCTAGTCGTTTACAATTTCAATCTACTATTTATTTTTGATGTATTATCATCAGATGAGGGGATATATCTATGTCAAATATGCTAGAACAAGCAATTGTGGACGCCAAAGCATTGCGTGAAGCTGCTGTAAAGAGTGCTGAGGCTGCTGTTGTTGAGAAATACAACAGTGAAATTAAAACAGCAGTAAGCAAACTTCTTGAACAAGACGAAGAACTCGGCTTTGATATGGAAGACGATGGCGAAGTAGAGGTGGATAGCACTGCTATGGAGCAAGTTCCCATGGCTCACATGTCCACAGAAGACGAAGACATTGTAGTAGTTGATCTTGACGACATCATCGCCGCAGCCGAGGCTGAAGAGGGCGACGAGCCTGAGGTTGAGCTTGACCGAGAAGAGGTAGCCGACGAGGTTGGACTCCCTCTCGACACCGAGGCTCCCTTTAACCGCACGGACGAAGAAGTAGACCTAGATGAAACTGAATTAGTTGAAATGTTTAAGGAACTTCTTGTTGTAGATGTGCCCCAAGCAGAACTCGACAAGACTGAAGAGAACCTAACTCAGGACCAACTAGAACAAGACGAACAAGCTGAGACCGTTTATACAGATGGTATGGACAAAGAGGACTCCGAAGACTTGATTCGAAAAGATATGAAAGACGATGCCCCACAACAAGAGGCACTCGTAAGAGAGAATAAAGAACTCAAGGAACTCCTTGGGCAAGTTAAAAATAAGTTAGAAGAAATAAACTTGCAAAACGCAAGATTATTATATGCGAACCGTGTGCTTGGAGATTCCTCCTTGAATGAGCAGCAAAAGAATAAAGTTGCTGAGTTAGTTGCCAATGCACGTTCGGTAGAAGAAGCAAAGATGGTCTACGAGACCCTTCAAAAGACAATGGCGGGCATTCAACAGAATGCTCCACAATCTTTGTCTGAAGCCGTCACAAAAAGATCTTCCGTCATTCTTAGTGGGAATCGTAAAGAGGAACGCACTACTGAATCGAGTCCAACGTATAGTCGTTGGGCAACTCTCGCAGCAATAAACAAGACAAATTAATAAATAAAGGAGATTTAAAATGTCTGTATTAAACACACTCACCGAAGGTATTAGAGCACGCTCTCTTGCCAATGAAGGTGAAGCTCTCCTTGAAAAGTGGGAGAAGACTGGACTCTTGGAGGGGCTTGATGAACACAAAAGTGGCAACATGGCT